TGCATTAACCATATCATCATCTGCATTATCTTTAGAGATCTTAAGTATAGACATGATAGACTCTTTTGCATCAGCTATGTCAGCTTGTACTGCTTCGTCTATAGTTTTCTTTGTTTTCTTACCGGCTGCTAGTGCTCTAAATGAGTCAGACTTGACAAATCTAGCTTTCTTTGTTTGATATAATGCAGTAAGCATAGTATCTACAATCTGTTTAGCTGGCCCATCTACATCTGTAATATCGACTAAATCAGATATTTCACGTGCAGCTATACCTGTATCTCTAAGCTGTTTCATTAAAGAACCTATAACTAAGTCAGCTATAACTACGTTCTTGGATGTCCATATTTCTTGACCATCTACTACATCGTTAGTTTCAAACAGCTCTTTTAGATATTCTTGTGGTGACATATCAACAGCATTTCTACCCTGAGTAATACGTTGATGACCCTCAATAGATTCTCTAAATGTAGCGGCAAGAGTTGCTCTGTTACCTTTTGCTTTCTCTAGTTCTTTTGCAAACTTGTCACTACTCATTAATGTTTTCATAATGCGTTCTACTGTCGCATCATCTGTAGCACCTTCTTGTGCAATACGCTCACGTTCTAGTGGTCTAGTTACGGAGCCAGTAGAACCTTCTTCTTGACCCCACTCTTTACGAGTTCTGGATAGTTGTTCACGAGCTACTTGTGGATCAACCTCGGATGTATGTGCCCCTTGGTGTGGTTCAGCAAGTGGTGCATTTTTATCAGCTCTAAACTCAGCTTCTCCTTTACGGAGCTGTGCTACACCAGCTTCTACTGTCTGGTCTTTGATACTTTTATTACGCTTTGCAATCTGATCTACAACTTGAGTGCTACCTCTTTTGAGTGCATATGCCATACCATCAAAAAATAGACCTATGCCCATACCTTCTACAATGTTTTTTACTTTCATTGTAACAGGAGAGTCAGTATCTTTTGTAGATATAATTGTGTCAGCCCAGCCGTATCTGTCACGTAAAGCTCCTAGTGCGTTCTGTTCATCTGACTCTTTAGATATAAGGTCAGACGCAGCCCCAACAGCCAAGCCTCTTACAGCGTTAGCTTTAGTTAGTGCTACAAGTCCAGCTGGTATAGTTACAATACCTGTGGCTGCTGCACCTTTTGCTGCTAGTATTGTACCAGCTGCAAGAGATCCAAAATGTACTAGACCTCTTAGCTGTTTACCCCACCATGTTTTGGTTTCTATAGGGTTATCATATGAGTCAAACGGTGTCCAATCTGGTTTATATGTACCAGTTGCTTCCCGTTGCTCTTGCATCTCACCTGATAATGCGTCAGCTGTACGCTCAGGAAAGGTTGCGATAGAGGATACAGTGTCTTGTAAACCACCTGATAAGATGGACTGACCCTCTTTTATAAAAGCTTTAGCACCCCATGTTTCAGAGTTTCTAGGATCTTCTTGTTGTGCTAATGCTTGCTCTTCTTTTTGTGTGGCCTCTTGTTCTACTGCTTGTTTCTGAGCATCTTTCTCTTCGAGTTCTTTTAGATACTCTTCCATCTTGTCAGCAGCAAGATCTAAGCCTTCACGATCTATATAGGAATCAGTCATCTACCTCTTCTAAATGTACCAGTGTCTCTCTTAAGTTGATCCTCTGCTCTTTGCTGTGCTCTTCTACCTTTTCTAGCTAGACGTTCTTTTTCGATGTCACTAATAATTATCTTAGCAACTTCAGCCTCTAGGTTTTGGAACTGTGCAAAGTAGTTTTGTGTTAAGTTAGGAAATACTGTGTTTACAACTTCTTGTTCTTCTTGAGTAAGATTAATAAGCTTACCAAAATCTTTTGTATCATCTGTAATTGCACCACGTATTGCGTTTGATTTACGATTAGCTTTCATAGCCATCAAACTTACAACAGCAAAACTTTGTGCATCTTCATTGAATGGTTTTGTTTTATCTATCAGACCTAATCTATCTAAATCTAGAATCATATCAGTAGATAAATTATACATTCCAAAGTTGTCTGACCCGGCTTTAGCTAAATCAACAACTTGCCCACCATCTAGACTATTTAGATTTTGTCTAACAGAAGTATTACCACTACGGTTAAACTCAAACTGATTAGCACTTTGACCACCACGTTTCTCAGATAGCATAGTTAGATACTCTTTGAAGTCCTGTTGCTCGCCTGTACGCATATTACGAAATGCTTTTTGCTCGCTAGGAAATGTCTTCATATCATTTTCTTTTCTGAAGTCCTGTAGTATTTTAGCATAGGGATCAGCTAACTTAGTTTTAGGATCATATAGACCTAAAGTAACAGCACGATCATATATAGCTTCTGTGCCACTTAGTATTCTAAAATTACCTTTACCATCAGGCACACGAATACGTAAAGCTTTGTAGTATTGTTTTAGCTCAGGATGTCTAGCACCACCAGTATCAACAAAATCAAACAACTTATCTACTGGTTCAGACTTAAACGCTTCTGGTTTTTTAAACAGCTCAGGATTCTTAGTAAGCTGTCTACGTAACGCTATTACATCACCTACACCAGCATCAGTTAATTTTTTTATTTTTGTTGTACCATCAACATAGTCTTGATAGTTTTTTTCTAGTTCTGCAAGTATTTCATCTCTTCTATTTTCATAGGTTAAAGTTCCACGACCCTCAGCTAATTCAAAAAGATCTAAGTCTTTACCATCTGGCCCATAAAACTTTTCTCTAAAGTCAGCTTTGATTGCTTCTGCTACACGTATATCTAGATCTGTTAAAGCACCTGTATCTCCAGATTCTGTTTCTTTTCTAGCAACAAGCTTGTCAATCAGCTTATCGGTTTCGTTATGTTTGTCTGCATACTTGTTAGCAGCTAATACATTCTTATCTCTTGCACCACCTGTATGTGTTTCTTTTAGGCCACTTTGTAAGATTTTTGGTATCTCAGTTTGACCCGGTATATAGAATTTCTGCTGCATAAAGTCATTTATAAGACCACCAATTTGTGGCTCTTCAAGTCCAATAATGCCTCTTTTCTTGTTTTCTTGTATCAGTGGTATAACGTTTTTATTTACAAAGTTATTTGCTTCTATAACGTTTTGAGCATCTTGATTATTTACAGCTTCTTTTTCTACATCTGTAATAATCTTAGATAGTCTGTTGATTCTACCCTGTACTCTTGCAGCAAAAGCTGTGCCCTCAGTCTGCTGTTCTAGATATGTTTCATAGTTTGCATACTCTTTACCGTTCTGGTCAAAGTATACTAAGTTCTGATACATCTCTCTAGCTTCCATCGGTAGTAACTCACCGTCTTTAACTAGCTGTCCGATACGATCATAGACATAATCTGTTGCTTTCTGTCTATCACCATTAAATCTTTCTTCTGCTACCTGATGTATAACACCACTGTCTGCATAGAATGTAGAGTCACTTCTTGTACCCTCTCGAGTAAGTATATTAGCACCTTTAACACTTTCAATAATTCTATTGTCAAGTATCTTTTGTTGTTCAGTTAAAACTTTTTCTCGTAAGTTTGCACCCCAACCTCTGCGTTCTTTTTCTATATCATCAAAAAGTGGTTTTGCTACCTCTTTAACAAATAAACGCATAAATCTAGGATCAGTAGGATCTCTACCATTAGCTAGTTCATTATATGCAACAGTTCTGACAAAAGAAAACAACGCTTTTTGTGCATTGTCCATAAACTCAATGTCAGTAGTAGAGTCTAATGTACCGTTACTGTTAATAGTATCAGTTAATGCAGCTTTTCGTTCAAGATAATATTTTAAATTTTCTTTAATTGGCCCATCTAACTCTTCTTCAGAAACGATACCTTGTACTAACTCTAGCTTTTCTCGTTCGCTTATATCGTCAAAATATATACCACCTTTTGCCTTAGCTTCGGATAGCTGGTACTCGTTTCTTGCTTCATTAAATTCTTCGTTAGCTGCACCAAACTTATCAAAAATTTGTTCTGTTAAAGTTTTACTTAACTCATCAGCTTCTGCTGCTCTACGCCTTTTCATAATAGAGCCTACACTGCCTGCAATACTTTCTATTGCTGCAAGTCGCTTATCAAACTTACTAGCTGCTAACTCTTCGAGTTCAACCATTTGGTCAAAGAACTGCTTGGTATCTTTGATGTTGTCGTCTATCTCTTTATTGACTGATTCAGTCATGTCAGCTTCTGTATTTAAGTAATTAGTGTTACTTATATCAGGAACTTGATCTCGTGGCGTACCAACGACGGTCTGAAATGATGATGTCATAATTATTTTCCGAATCCGAATCCACTATAAATACTTGCTACAGAGCTTGCAATACTTAACGCACCACTAAGTCTATCAGTAGGAGGCATCATTACAGGAGCTCCGTATGCAGCTGGTATGCCTAGCTTTTCTCTAGCTCTGGCGTTTGCGGCTTGAAACTTACGTGTAGCTCCTGTTTGAG